CAAAGGTCTAGCTATTGCAGTTAATGTTCCTATTGATCTTAATGTGTTCAATAAAAGATTTAATATTGATCATCAGTTTACTGCAATCAATTGTATTGACTTTGCTAGACTACATGCAAATAATACAAAAAAGCTAGTAAGAGGCGATTCTCATTCGCTTAGTGCATGGAGACCTGGTTTTGGTCTTGATAGAACAGACGGTAAAACTTTGTTTGGATTCTTAAAAAATGCTGACTCTTTAATTGAAGAGTGGAATCAAAAATATGACGAAGTAGTTCTTTACTTTGGTAATATTGATATTCGTTTTCACTTAATGAGGCAAGATAATCCTGCTGAAGCAGTAGGAGATCTTATTAGACGTTATGTAGAGTTTGCTAAGAAACTAAATAATGCTACTCTAGTTAATTTGTTACCAGTTGAGCATGAAAGTCGTAAATTACCTGGTACAGGTTTATATCTAAAACAAGCTTATTTTGGCACAAGACAAGAAAGAGCGCGGTTAGTAGATACAGCAAATAGGATCATGAATAATTCAGGACTTAAAACACTTCAATGGCCAAATGAATGGATTGATGAAGACGGAATGAAAATGTTTGAATACATGGAACCTAAGCAGTCAGTGCATCTACGCCCTCGCCATTATATGTTTGCTAGTGAATTCATAAAATAGAGATATTTATTATAGATAGACAGTTAGGGCAATTAACTATCTATAATAACTTATTGGATCCATGAACCATTGGTCATTGCCCGACCTTTGTTTCCTCTGGATCCATTTTTATTTTATGCTAGGAATATATAAAATTACAAGTCCAACTAATAAAATCTATATTGGTCAAAGTAGCAATATAGAATCAAGAAAATATGGGTATCAATTATATGGAGCAATTAACCAACCAAAATTACATAAATCTTTAAAAAAATATGGTTGGGAAAATCACGTGTTTGAAATAGTACATGTATTACCAGAAGATGTAGATCAAAATGTAATAAATATATATGAAGTATTTTATTGGCAGCAATATAAAGATCTAGGATTTATAATGTTAAATATTAAAGAGCCTGGAAGTAATGGTAAGCATAGTATTGAAACAAAGAAAAAAATAGGTGCATCCTTATTAGGAGAAAAAAATGGAAATTATAAAAGACATTTTTCAAAAGAACATAGAAAAAAGATTGGAGAAAAATCTAAATCAAGATCACAAGACTCAAATAATAAAATAAAAGAAGCACAATTAGGAAATAAAAGTAGAGTTGGTAAAAAGCATAGTGAAGAAACTAAAAATTTATTAAGACAAAAATCTAAAGGAAATAAAAATATGTTAGGAAAATTTCATAGTAGTGAAACAAAAGAAAAAATAAAACAAAAAAGCTCAAGAAAAATAGAGTGCCCATACTGTAAAAAAATAGGAGGCATAGCAATAATGCAAAGATGGCATTTTGATCACTGTAAAGATAAGCTTTCCAATTAATTATATTTTATTTATATTACATAAAAGATTATGACACCAAAAGAAAAAGCAGACGAATTAATACGAAAGTATTATTCAATAGGAGCAATAGAGGTACAACAATGTGCATTAGTAGCTGTAGATGAAATATTGTCTATGGGTATAATGTCTGATAGTGGTGATTGGAGAATGGCTAAATCTTATTGGGAAGAGGTAAAACAAGAAATAGAAAAACTATGACACGAAAAGAAATAGAACAACTAGCCGAAACACAATGGGAAGGATGTCACGGTTGTGACGAGAATGATAAAGGATTTTGGATTAACGGGTTTCTACATGGCTATTTAAATGCTAGAGTAGATAATTTAAGTAATAGCATGGATAATTTAAGTACTAGAATAGATAATCTAAATGATCAAATAGATCGTAGACATAAGAATATTGCAGAGATGTTGATTAATGGTTTGGATTGTCATTATAGTAGCTTACCTTCATCTAAATCATATGATATATGAAACAACAAACAGCAGTTAATTGGATTTTAATAGAATTACAAAATAAGTTTCCTAAAGAAATAGGTAATGCGTATGAGGCTAATCAGTTTTTGTTTGAGTATTTATTTGAAAAAGCCAAAGTAATGGGGAGGGAGCAAATGAAAGCATGTTATGAACACGCTATGTTAGCATTGTTAGACACAGGTCATGGTGATTCGTTTGAAGATTATTATAATAAAACATTTAAAAATAAACTATGGCACAAGAAAAATGTTGTACACCAGAAGGCCAAATAAAAAGATATGTTAACTGTATTGGATGTGATAGAAAACCTGATAATAGAATAACTATGGCACAACAAACAAACAATCCACTAGACGAAAATGGCTATCCTGTGTATGGTACATTTACACAAATAACAAAACAACAAACAGCAGTAGAATGGTTTTTTGAAACTTTATTGAAAAGTGAACCACATATTCTCGAGTGGCAAAAGATATTTGAACAAGCCAAATTAATGGAGATGGAGCAGATGGAAGATTGCTGGATAGCTGCTCACCAAGCTGGTAGATTTGAAGGAAAAGGTATTGCTGAAGAAGATTGGCAAACATTTTTTAAATACTACAATGAAACTTATAATAAATGACACCAAAAGAAAAAGCAGAAGAATTAGTAGATAAGTTTTACCAAACAACACCTAATGAGGCTTGGATAAATGAGCCTTTAGGTATATCTGAAGAATATAAAGCATGGAAACAAGCTAAACAATGTGCATTAATAGCAATAGGCGAACTATTAGTACTTGCAGGTTTTTATGATAAAAAGGTTTGGGATTATTTAGAAGAAGTAAAACAAGAAATAGAAAAACTATAATATGCAAAAATTCATTGTGAATGAAAAACTCCTTGAAGCATTAGATGAATACGATAAACGTAGTTTGTTAATGCAACAACATGGTAGTTTAGGTCTTCCTTATAAAGGTGATTTATACAAAGATGTTAATGACGATTTAATTTATCATGTGCCTATTTATGATACTGCTCATCGTAGATTTGCAGCATTCTGTGCTTTCACTGAAGCAGTATGGTATAAAGAAAAAGACTTAAGAGGAATGGGCAATCACTTTACACATCATGATATAAAAGATGAGTTTGATTGGTTTATGCTGTTCTATCTATTTAGACTAAGTGGTTCTGGTATTAATTATGTGCCTAGATATAAAACAGATCATATCAAGGACATCCTGGGTACACATGGTTTCGGTAATTTCTGGATTGTAGATTCTATATTAAAAGAAAGATACACATGGCCAGAATGGAAAGAAGACCTTAGAAACCGCATCACACCTTTTACAGATAATAAAGGATACTTACTTCCACAATTCACTTTTGAAGGAGAGACTCGAGGACATTTAAGACGTTTTATTCTTGAACACTCAGAAGGTTTAGTTAGGCATATTTATGAAGCTGTTACTACTAAAAGATTAGATATCTATCAAGTAACAGATATTGGCAATGAATATCTTAATAGTGTTGGATTTAAGAAACAAAACTTTGTATTGACTGCATTTGCTGCTGACTTAGGTGAATATTTTCCTAATATGGTAAATCCTAAAGGTTGGGTATATGCAGGAACAAATGCTATTCGTTGTATTAAAGCTATTTTTCCTAAAGTCAGTCCTAAAGTAAAAGAGTTTGAGTATATTAATGAAGTACTACAATTCTTATCTAATAGATATAATTTGAATCCGATTGATTGTGAAGATAGTAGAGCTTGCGACGTAGTTCGTTATTTCCAAGAATATCAATCTGAAGATCATATTATTAAAAATAACGGTCGTAGGATGTATAATAATTCTATTCTTAAACAAACATGGGGTCGTGATAAGTATTATGACTTTGCAACCAAACTAAAATAGTTATGTTCATAAATAAAGCAACTGATCAATCAAATTTAGACATGGCAGATGGTAGAGACTTAAACTACTATCTTGAAATGACAAAAGACTATAAACCAGATTTTGACTTTTCAATAAAGCAAATTGATGGATATAATGTAATAGACGATGGAGAGTTTCAATATGGAACTAAAGCAAAGATGGGAGACTTTATGATCAGTCAAGTAAAAGAAGATACTTTAGTTTATGTTGCACCAAGAACAGGCTATGCTCCATATTCACTTACATATCTTGCAAAAAAGTACAATAAAAAACTTGTACTACTTATGCCAGCATCTAAAGAAGCTTCTGAACATCAACTACGTGTTATTGAAGATGGTGCAACTCCAATATTTTTGAAGACTCCTGCTATGCCGACTATAAATGGTTGGGCAAAAGAATTCGCACAAAAGATTGGTGCAAAGTATCTACCATTTGGTCTTAAGCACGAACAAGTTGTAGCAGGAGGTGTAAAGATATTTCATGAAGCATTTAAAGATAAAAACATAGATGAAATATGGACAGTATTTTCAACAGGAGTTTTATCTAGAACACTTCAGATAGCACTTCCTAATACTAAATTTAATGCCGTAGCAGTTGCAAGAAATGTACAACCAGGTGAATTAGGTAGAGCTAAATTCTATGCATATCATAAAGAGTTCCTTAAAGATTGTGATATTGATACTCCATTTGATTGTATCAAAACCTATGATGCAAAAGGTTGGGACTATATGAAACGTTATGGCCACTCTGGAAATTGGTTCTGGAATGTTGCTAGAAATATGCCTAAACCTACAATCAAGCCAAGTGACGTAGACTCTCAAAGAGAGTGGGGTGATAAGTCTGATATTATTAAGTACTTAGGAGAATAGTTTTACCATTTATCAATTCTGTTTTATATTTATTCCATGAATATACTAGAACAAGCAAACGAGATCATCTACAAGAGATCTGAAGAAAAAGCCCGTCAATATGGGCCAATGCAAGAAGGTATGCAAGAGGCAGCCAAAATTGCATCGTTATTAAGTCGTAAAGAACTAACTGCAGTAGATATGTACAATTGTATGATTGCATTAAAGTTATCAAGACAAGCTTATAACCATAAAGAAGACAATTTATTAGATTGTGTTGCGTATATTGCTTCACTAAATGATTATCAAAACAATGTTCAAAATGAAGATACAAAAGTTACGAAACGTAAAGACCCCAAATAGGGGCACAGAAGCATCAGCAGGAATTGATTTTTATGTACCTGAGGATTTTGAAACCGCAGTACTAAAACCAGGTGAATCAGTATTGATCCCATCAGGTGTTAGAGTACAAGTTCCAAGAGGCTATGCTCTAGTAGCATTTAATAAATCAGGTGTAGCTGTTAAGCAAGGACTATCAGTAGGTGCTTGCGTAGTAGATGAAGACTATGAAGGAGAAGTTCATCTCCACATGATCAATACATCTGATAAAGATCAAACTATTGTTACAGGACAAAAATTAGTTCAGTTCGTTTTAATTCCAGTTGGTTACCTAGATATATTAGAAGTTGATGAATTACCAAGTAGAAACACACAAAGAGGTTCAGGAGGCTTCGGTTCAACTGGATTATAATGCATATAGAATTTACACCTAGAGAATTTTCAGTTTCTTCTACAGGAGAATTAGAATATCACGGACC